TCACCTTCGGCGAACCCGCAATGGACATACCGCTATACACCGTCCTTCACGATCAGCCAAACCAGCAAATGTCGAGCTGCTCTTTCTGGAAAATCATGATCGCGTCCGAACTGCTGTGGGGAAATGGCTACGGACTCAAGACGCTCAACAGTCAAAACCAGGTGATCAACATCGATCCGATTCGGCCCGAATATGTGGTGCCGTATCGGCTCGAGATCCCGAACACGAACCCAAAGCAATACGAGATCCGTTACAAGTACTACTCGCCCTTGGAGACGATGGACTATTCGGCGGCTCAGATTTTCCACTGGAAAGATCGCACCATGGACGGCCTGGTCGGCCTGTCGCGCATCGAGTATGCCCGCAACTCCATGGGCATCTCGAAGGCGGCGGATGAGGCCTCCTCGCAGGCGTTTAAAAACGGACTGCGCACCGGCGGCTTCATCCAGTCGGAAAAGTATTTGAAAAAAGAGCAGCGCGACATGCTGCGCGATGACTTAAAGAAATTTACGATCTCGGGCCCTGAATCGGGCGGCCTGATGGTGCTCGAAGGCGGCCTCGACTTCAAAGCCATCACCATGAACCCGCAAGACGTGCAGCTGCTCGCGTCCCGGCAGTTCTCCGTCGAGGACGTGTGCCGCTGGTTCGGTGTCCCGCCGGTGCTGATCGGCCACGCCGCCGCCGGCGTCACGGCCTGGGGTTCCGGCATCGAGCAGCTTTTATTGGGGTGGCTGTCCCTGACGCTCCGTCCGTATATCCGGGGCATCGAGCAGGAGGTCGGCCGCTCGCTGATCTACGCGCCGCAAAAACCGTCGCTGTATTTGACGATCGATACCGACGATTTACTAGGTGCCGACTCCGCTGCGCGCGCCGCACTCTGGTCGACGCTCTCGCAGAACGGCATCATGACCCGCAACGAAATCCGCGCCAAAGAGGATTTGGCACCGATGGAAGGCGGCGATACCCTCACCGTGCAATCTAACCTGGTGCAGCTCGAAAAGCTGGGCCAGACGCCGCCGGCGCCGACACCGCCGCCGCAGCATATCTTTAACTTTCCCCCGATGGGACAGCCGCAGGACACGCCGCCATGAAATTAAAACATCGCCAGGTTCCCTTCGCCTTCAAAGCGGTCAAGGACGATGGCACCTTCACCGGCTATGCCTCGGTGTTTGGCAACGCGGACGCTTATCGCGACGTCGTCGTGCCGGGCGCGTTCGCCGCCTCGCTCGCGAAGTGGAAGTCGCAAGACGCCATGCCGCCGATTCTCTGGCAGCACGACAGCCATAGCCCGATCGGTTTCACCACCGAAATCAACGAGGATGGCAAGGGCCTGCACGTCGCCGGCACGCTGCTCATCAAGGACGTGCAGCAGGCAAAGGAGGCGCACGCACTCGCCAAGGCGAAAGTGGTCCGCGGCCTCTCGATCGGCTATGACCCGGTCACCGAGGAATACGATGGCTCGACCAACGTCAACCGCCTGGTCGCGGTGGACCTCTGGGAGTACTCGTTCGCCACCTTCCCGGCGAACACCGAGGCGACCATCACCTCGGTCAAATCATTGCTTGCGGCCGGCGATCTGCCGAGCCTCGCAGATTTCGAAGATTTCCTGCGCGAAGCAGGGAGTTTTTCTCGATCCCAGGCCAAAGCGATCGCCAGTCGCGGCCTGCGGGCTTTGCTGGAACAGCGTGACGCTGACGGGGCAAGCATCGACACCAAAGAGGTCGATGGGATTCTGGCGTTGATCCGCGACAACCCCCTCAAACTTTAGCGAAGGAAAATTCCCTATGTTTATTCAACAGGCTCGGAAAATCATCACGCGCGGCGTGCTCGACTGGGATGGCAACATCCTCGAACAGGACTTCTACTGGCACGCCGGCAAGCTGGCGAAGTGCGATGCGCCCTCGAGCGAGGCACTGCGCACCGCGATCAAGGAAGCGCTCACCGAACACGGCAAGGAGATCCGCGCCGTGCTTGCGAAGTACGACGAGGACTTCAAGAAATTCGGGAGCGTTCAGGACGGCACGAAGGAGGCGATCGCCAAGCTCAACACCGACGGCGCGAAGATCGTGGCCGATCACCAAAAGGCCACGGAGGAGAAACGCGCGCTCGATCAGCGCATCCTGGATCTTGAGCAGAAGCTACTCGTGCGCGGCGTGCCGGGCGGGGCTGCCCGCGGCAAGTCCGCCGGCGAGCTGTTCATCGAGTCGACCGAGCTGAAGGAATTCGCGCCCAAGGCGCGCAGCGCCAAGATATCGAGCGCGCCTTTTAAGTTGAAGACGATCACCAGCATCACCGGATCCGGCGGCGGCGGCATCATTCCTGAGTACCTGCCGGGCGTTGTCGTGCCGAACTTCATGCCCCTCACCGTGCGTGATCTGCTCGATGTCGGCACCACCGAGACGAATCTGATCGAGTGGGTGCGGGAATTGGTGTTCACCAACGCGGCGTCCATCGTCTCAGAAGGCGGCTTAAAACCTGAGTCGAACCTGACCTATGAGCGGTTGAATGTGCCGGTCGAGACGATCGCGCACTGGATCAACGCATCGAAGCAAGTTCTCTCGGACTTCAAGCAGCTGGCGACCCTCATCAACGGCCGTATGACGTTTGGGCTGAAGCTCGCCGAGGAGCAGCAAATCCTCCTGGGCGATGGTGTGGCGGGCAACCTGCAGGGGATCGTGCCCCAGGCGACCCACTACAGCGGCGCCTACGCGGCCGCGAACGATACCCGGATCGACGTCATTCGCCACGCGATGCTGCAGGTGCAATTGGCGTTCTATCCGACTACCGGCATCGTCATGAGCCCAGTCGACTGGCACGCGCTCGAACTGACGAAAGACACGCTGCACCGCTACATCTACGCCTCTCCGGGCGCGGGCACGCCGCCGATGCTCTGGGGAGTCCCGGTGGTGCAGAGCTATTCGTTCGAGCCGGGCGACTTCATGGTGGGTGCGTTCAAGCTCGCCGCCACGCTGTTCGATCGCGAGGAAGCGCAAATCCTGGTCTCCACCGAGAATCAGGACAATTTCATCCGCAACATGGTCACGATTCTGTGTGAGGAACGCTTAGGTCTCGCGGTCACGCGGCCGGCGGCGTTCATCTACGGATCGTTCCCGGCGGGCACCAGTCAGACGTAAACACGCGAGGACGGTCGGCGCGAAGCCCCCAGCGCGCCGACCCCCCCGACATCGGGGGCCAGACACTGCTGGGGGCCGCTATTTTTCAGTCTTTTTGCAGGGGAGGCACCATGCCGCAGTGTCGAGCGCTGAAAACATTCAAGGGTCGGTACGGGTTGCTGCGCAGCGGCCAGATCTTCTCCTCGGAGAAGGGATACGCCGATGCGTTGAGACAAAAAAATATGGTAGTGATCCTGCCTGACGACCCGCAACCGAGCCGCATTCAGGCGTTCGAGCGAGCGCCGCTCACGCAGCACGCAGGGCCGCCGGCGCAAAACCCGCCGCCGCCGGTAGCCCCCGATACGGCGGACCCCAAGGCCGATGGCAAGGAGAAACCGTCTGCATCATCGCATCCGGCCCCAGCCTCACGCCGCAAGACGTCCTCGCATCACGGGCGTGCCAGCGCACCATAGTCGTCAATACGAGCTTTCGCGCCGCGCCCTGGGCGGACGCGCTGTATGCCTGCGACGATCAGTGGTGGATCTCGTATTTCCCCGAGCTGTCGCGCGTGTTCCACGGCGAGAAGTGGACCGTCTCGGCGCGCGCCCGCGATCAATTCGACCTGCACTGGATCTACGGCATGGATAAGCCGGGCCTATCAACGAACCCCACGATGATCCACACCGGCAAGAATTCCGGCTACCAGGCGATCGGCCTGGCCGCGCTCTTTGGCTGCACCCGTATTTTATTGCTGGGGTTCGATTTCATGAGAAGCGGCGGCAAGACGCACTGGCATGGCGATCATCCGCGCGGGCTTGGCAACGGCGGCCAGTACCCGACCTGGGTGCAGGTCATGAACAAACTCGCCGTCGATTTGGAAGCCGCCGGCGTCACCGTGATCAACTGCTCGCCGAAGACCGCGAGTTTGTTC